ATTGTATAACTATCTAAAGTAACATTACCAATATCGTGTGTACCATTAATATTACTTCCAGTAATACCATTATATTCTGTTCCATCTACCAATCCTGCAATAGTAACTTTATCTGGTTTATCACCAGACATACCATGATTATCATGATTAACTTTTATAATTTTTGGATTGTCTCCAAATACTGTACCAGAACCTGCAGTTGCATTTACCTCAATAGGATTATTATCTAAAGTATCAGCAGATACAGCACTATTATTAAAAGTAACTGTTCCTGAAGTAAATTTTGTAAACTTTGCTTTTTTTAATGAAAATTTTAAATCTTGTAAAGGGGATTCTTGTTGACCTCCAATGTTTTGTGATTTAAATAAAGCACCTACAGCAGGTTGTTCTGAAACTCGTCTTGTTGTGCCTATAATATTTTGTCCTAATTCAGAAATATATGTGACATATTTTGTGCTGTTTGAAAAAAGAGTTAATGCATATGTTTGACCACCTTTAAGAAATACAGGTGAATCAAATGTAAAAGTAGTTGCTGATGAAGCGTCAGTTGATGTATTAACATCAGCAGCAGCTTTAGTAACTACACTAAATGGTATTATTTTAGAACCAGGTCTACTTCTAAATGTTTCTAATACTCCAATAGTAATAGGTTGTATTGAATCTTTAGCACTAAAGTACAAATCCAGTGATGTGACAAAACACCCTTCAGCAGTATTATTTACAAATGTTTGTGCAATAGCCATCTTAGTTTCCTTTATTTACTCCGTGTTGTAAATCCCATTGTTCATCATCTTGAAAACACTCTAGGTCTTTTACATTATTGTTTAAGTCATTAATAAATGTAGTAACATTACTTTCTGTTTTTTTAAAGCCATGATATTTTTCATATCTTTTATGTAAAGCCTCTTTAGCAGTAACGGTATACATTAATTTTTTTCCTTTTTCTTTTGCCATTTCAATTACACTATCAATACATAATTGTAAAGCTTTGTGTGATTTAATGTGACTTATATTTTTATCAATCACAGTCCACTCCATAATACAAAATTTTGTTGTGGGGTCTGAGTACAATCCTGTAAAACATATTGGTTTATTATCATTTTCTACTATAATTCCATCTTTAGGTAAACAATCTTTTGGCACAATACCAAACTCCCAATCGTTCCACCATTTAACCAATGTTTCATAATCATTATCTCTGTCCCATAGTCTTGCTTTCATTATTTAAATACTCCTCAGTTCCTTCAATGTGTACATTTTTTTCCCAATTATCAAAATATTTATCTCCCATTGTTTCTAACATTTTTTGTCCATCTACTTCAAAATAATCTGTGAACAATGTATCACCAATTTTTATTCTTCTATTTTGACTACCAAATACATAAACTACATGGTCATCATCACCTAGTGATTTACCATGTTTAGAATTTTCTACTCTTACCCAATTATCATCTTCGTTAACCATGTGTGACCCTGCAACCTTAATACCTTTATAATCATAAAGATTATCTATTAAGAATTTACCTGTTGCAAATACAAATCCACCAACAGCAACATTATCTTGTAAATCAATTTGTTCTATTGGTTTTGTTGAACCATCCGCCATAGTTACTAAAGTACCTGGTAAGAAACAACCACTATTTTTATTATGAGCACCAGTATTTGGTGATGTATCATAACTTACCCACGGTGGAACTTTAGCAGCTTCTTCTCTATTTTTCAATTGTGCCATATTTCTTACTCTGCTATCATCAGGATCTGGATCAGCATAATCTGGTATACCGTCTCTATCTCTATCTGACGGTTCATCATTATTTCCACCACGATTGTGATTAGAACTAGAACCAGAACCACTATAATATGTAACTGAATCTGTAACTTCTCTTAAAGAAGTTTCGTCAAGTAATTTTGTTTCTACAACATCTGGTACTCTTGTCGCATAAACTGTTTCTTGTTCAGTTACTAATAAACCTTGTGCTCTGTATTTTGCTGAAGCAAATGATTCATTATATTCACCTGTTCTAAAGTTTGATTGTGAATCTGTAATTTTAAATACTCTTTCACCACATCTCCATTTAGGATTACCGCTTACTGATGGTTTAGGTATTGCAAAAGTTCCTGATAAAGAACCATTAGCATCTGCTACTAGTTGACCACCAAGTGAACCACCTGTTGGTGTGACATATGCATTAACATCTTGTTCTTCAAAATATGCAAAATGATTAGATAATGGTTTTAAACCTGTAACTGTAAATGTAATTGTTTTGGCACGAATAAATGGAACGTATGATAAATCAACAAGCCTTTCACCAAAAGATTGATTAACTACTTGTGAAGTTAATTCTCTTTTTAAACCTGTTCTTGTACCAGTTCCTGTTCTACCACTTGTAGTTGTTTTTTGATTACCACTTGATGTTGATTCTACAAATGTACCTGTCCAGTTATTTTGCCACTCATTCCAAGTTGATCCTATTCTATGTGAAGGATTAGGAATGTCTTTAATATTATTGTATAATAAATCATTATTAACAACTAAGTCTGGTGAAGTTTTTGTATCTTTCCATTCATCAACCTCTGGTGTTAATTTCATGTTACCATAATATTTAAATACAGCAAACGGATTAATATTCGTTGTTGTTGTTGCACCTAAATTAGATATGTGTTCAACCTCTGTGTAAGGTAATGTAATTAAATCTCCAGTTTTTTGATAACCTGCTGATGTTCTTACAGTATCAGTTGTTGCAAGCTCTGTTAAACCTAATTGATCTGTGTGACATCTTGGTCTTACTACACCATCTTTTAAATCAATAGCACATTGATAATCAGCACTTGTTGTATCACCAACATTATGACCCTTGAATGTATCTACTAAGAAACCATTTTTAAATCTATTGAATCCATTAGCGTCAACTATTTCTAAATTTAATGTTTCTTGTTCTAACAATGATAAACTTGTATAGTATTCTAAATTTTTAATACGACTTTCTAACTTACCAATATCTCTCATAGTATATCGTCTATTATCAATAGGTGTGATTGTTACATCACTAGTATTAAATGTATAAGCAGGTAATCGTAAATATGCAAGTAACATTGCAGTATCAATTATATCAGGTCGTTGAGGATCAACAGCAGGTGAACCTTTTGCCTGTTTAAATTGTCCCATTGTTGTTAAATAAATTGCGTCTATTCTTGATAGAAAAATTCAAAGTCTGCTCTAAAATTTGTTCCTGGTTTTGGAATATCTACTGATACAGAACCTGTGTTGACAAAGTTTTTAGAACCAATAGTATCTTTTAAATTAAATCCTACAACATCACTATCATCAGCAACTCTAGGTCTAAAATCAATAGCGTCTCTTAACTGTATTGTTTTTTCTCTTACTGCTGAAAAGAATGATGGTATGTTTTCATAATCAATACCAGAATAACTATCTACTGAAAAATAATCTCCAGTACCATGTGAGAAGAAATCAAAATTAATAAGTAGTCGACCAGTTGGCGCTTGAGCACCTGGTTTTATTTTGATTGAACCTATATCATAAAAGTTATCTCTTTGTCCAGTATCTAAATTAAATCTATCTGTAATATCCACATGACTTGTTGTTGCAGCTGTACTAAAATCTGGTGCCATAAAGACACTATTCAATGCAGATACATCAGCTTTACCTAAAGAGATAGAACTTGATTGTGCTAATGCTGCTGTTGCTACTGTTGTAGTAGAACTTGAATTTAATGTTTTTGCTTTTTCGCCAGCAACTGATCTTGTTATTGTTGCTATTAACTTAACTTGTGAACCACCATAGTTAGAACCTAAATCAATTGTTAACTGTGTATTTGTTGAACCTCTTGTAAATATTGTTGCACCCTCATGACTGTTTCCAGATAATGTAGTTGTTTCACCAACAGCACCTGCTGATGAACCTGCGGTTATATGCATTAATGCATAATCACCTGACGCCAAAGTATCAAAAGATTCGTTTGCACCAGTATTAAATATACCAATACCATCACCAGTAAGTGTTGCCACAAACTGTCTTCTTATAGTAAACGTAGTATCTGTTAATGCGTCATTATCAGCAGTCTTTAAAGTTTTGACTGTGCTTTCTGGCATATCAAAAACTAAAGTATTTTCATCTATGTTTTGTAATTTTGTTCTTCGTCTTTCTATTGGTGATGATGTTGTTACATCTAAAGAAAGAGTTGCTGTTGCTAGTGTTAAACTTGTATTACTAATAATTGCAGCAACAACACCTGTTAGTGTTTCACCTGTGTTATCTGTAAATACAATTGTATCACCAACAATAAGTTCCGTTGTAAATTTTGTTCCTAAACCAACAACAGCTGTATCAGTTTCAGCGATAGACATTGTACCAGATAATAATTTTTGTGATTCATCAAAGCCATCTACTGTATTAGATGTTAATACAGTATCAGCAGTAAATGTTGGTGTGCCTGCTTGATAAACTTGTTTGGTGTTTTTAAAATCGTAAGCTTGAACACTTTTGAACTGATTTGTGTCAGCAGAAATAACAGCAGTATTAGTTGATGTTCCTCCTGTAATAGTTTCTCCTGCAGCAAAAGTACCTTTTGTATTTGAAACAACAGCGATACCAGTTGATACTGTACCACCTGAAGTAAATGAACTAAATGATGAAGAATTTACAGCGATTGTAAATTGTGTTGTACTTGCTATAGTTGCTACTGTGAAAGTAGTATCATTAATATTAGTCATACCACCAACACCAGTAAAGGTTACTCTTTGTCCTACTGATAATCCGTGAGTTGCACTTGTTGTTACTGTTAATGCACTAGAACTTTTTGCTGCCGCAGAAAGTGTTTTTGATACAGAGGTACTTACACTTTCAACGATACCTGTTGCACCTGATGTGCCACCAGTTACTATCTCTCCTGTTGTAAGTGAGTGTGAGCTATTTGTTCTTAAATGTGTAAATGTGCTTATATTAAATAAACCTAATTTGTAAACTGAACTTGTATTAGAAGCAGAAGCACCAACTGTTCCAGATTTATATTCAAAAAATCTTGGAAGCGCTATACCAATATCATGTATGTCTGTACCTGCACCAGCATTTTGTGTACCTCTTGTTGCTGTTGCTTCTTTATATAATCTTACTTCTTTGTATGCTTCAGTTGAACCAGAAATTGTATCAACATCAGGTTGACCATAAATTTTTGTGACATCAACAAAGTTACCTATTTGCATACCCACAGTAGTATTGTTTACTGTTTCAAAATCTCTAGCTTTATCTACTGTAACATATTTTGTAGCGATTGTTTCTAATTCATATCCTCCAACGTATGCCTTACCTACACCCATACCTACAGCCAATCTTGCTTTAGATTGAGCTTCTGTGTAATTAATTTCATATAACGGATTTGCTACTGTTCCGTATTTTATTGAATCACCACGATATATACCACGACCAAATTTAGCTACCTCAGAAGCCTCTGAACTAAAATAGTGTTCTCTTATATCAATGTCAAAATTCTGTACAACATAGTTTCCTGATTCGTCAAAAGTTCTACGAGCAAGTGTATCTGCCAATAAATTATAATCTGTTTTAATAACTTTTTCTAAAACGTTACCATTATCAATTTTCATTAACTCTACAAAATTATCATCATCTGTGGCGTCTAATTCTTTTTTGGTAAGTGTTAATACAATTTTATGTCTGTGAGCACCAGGTGCATTTATATTTGTTGATCCAGTTGCATTATCAGTTAATGTTGTATCAGCTTCTGGTGTGACAAAAGTTTCTGTTACTGTCCAACCAACCCTAAAGCTTGGATTAACAAAATAAGGTTCGAGTATTAATGTTTGTGCTGAATTTTTTACGAAGAAACCATCTATGTAATATATACCTGCTTCAACATTAATAGCAGAACCAGTACCTATTGCTGTTGAATCAATAGGTAAAGTAACATTATCAGTTCCCACAGTTGCAGTTTCGCCACTATCACCTGTTAAGGATTCTCCAGCAACGAATCTGTTTATTGTACCTGTTGTTGCTGTTTTAGTATATTTAAGATATATTGTTGCAGCTTGTGTAGTAGAAGCTTCAGTTGCATTAAGAACTTCCGCTTGAACATTATTTGTGCCACCAGTAAATACTGTACCAATTAAAGCAGCTGCAGTTGATGTTGATAACGCTGAAAGTTTTGCAAAGTGATATCTATTAGTATAAGATAGTTCACCAGGAATAACTTGAGCGCCATCTTTAAACATATGGTCACCAAATCGTTTAACTTGGTTTTGTAATATGGATTGAAGTTGTGTTAACTCTCTTGCCTGTACAGCAAAAGCAGGTCTGAATAAAACTTTATGAAAATTCTTATCTTCAGAAAAATCATCAAAGTAAGGTGAGACGTTAAAATTTGTTGCCATCTATCTCTCCTAAAACTCTACGATTAACTTTATATTCTCCGTTTGATCTGTCGCTCTTGTAATTGGTTTTCTATTTTCAATATACAATATATCACCAGTATCGTGTGTTAACTCTGGTGTAACGTCATGAGATGAAGGAGTACCTGTTGCACTTGAAGTAGCGCCTGAAACTGTATGTGTGCTTGTAAATGCTGTTGCATTACCATTAGCGTCAACACCTTGATCAGCAAATTGTGGTTGTATGTATCTTAATACTTTAGTAGTAGAATTAAAATCTACAACGAAACCTACAGCACCAGATGTTGCTTGTGTAATTTTTTCGTCTGCTTGAAATGCCCCTGGTGTGCCACTAAATGTTATTGACTTAGTTGCGTCTAAGGTTGAAGCAGTTGCTGCTGAACCTGTTGTACTGTCTGTTGGATTTCTTAACAATGCAATTCTTCTAAAATCGTTAGCAGTATTAAAGTCACCAGAACCTTCTGCTTGAGTTAAGTTTACATTTAACATTACAAAGAAACCACCTAACTCTGCGATTATATCTTTTGCGTGTCCACCCGGAGGTGAGATTATGAAATCAATATCAGAACCTGATACGTTTCCAAAGTCACTTGCCTTAATACTTGCAAAAGTATATCCTGAACCAGCAGTTGTAATTGTTACAGCTGTTACAGCGTTTGATGATACGACTACTGTTGCTTTACCACTTGAGCCATCACCACGAATATCAACACCAGTGTATGTTCCGTTTGAACCACTTGTGCCACCAGCAGTTATCTTAACATGTTCTATTGCACCACCAGTTGTTGAGAAGTCTGAACTCTCTGTGGATAAATGCATAAAATCAGTTGATAAAAAGTTTGCTTGTTCTGAAGCAGTTAATGAATACATGTATTTCCATTTGTAACTATCACCTGTACTGAATACACTTGTTGATTTGTTACCTGATGGTTCTACTGTTGAGTTTGCTCCACCATTATTATCAATACATTTATATACATCAAAGGTACTATTCATTACATAAAAAGTTGCGTCATATAAAGACGTTGCACCACTATCAGCAGATATTGTTGCGCCAGCACTATTGATATCTCCGTAGTCGTGTCTATAATAATCGTAAACTGTACCAGTTGCCCAGTTTCTTCTAGGAATTGCTAGTGATACATCTGAATCAGCAATCTTTTTTGCTGACAAGAAATCATCATATGCATAGTATTCAACTTGCCCCACATCATCTACTGGTGTAGGTGGTGAAGCGTCTGTTCCATCATTAAATGCTTGATCGTTTGCGAATGCTTGAGGTCTACCTATTGCAAGGTAATACTTATCAGCAGTCTCGCCAAAACTTTCTTCAAACTGTCTGGCGTTATGTACTCTAAAATCTTTTGTTATTATCGCTGGCATGTTATCTCCTGAAACTATTTATACGTTCTACCTATCATCTTGTAGTATTAATTTGAGCAGGTATAGCATATCTTGTACCTAGTCTCGTATTAAAGTCTCCTATTTGATTTAACTCTCCGTCAAGTGAAGTATCACCTGTACCGGTTAATCTTATACTATTTATCCGTGGAATAGTAGCGGCATTTGAATCCATAGTAAGTTGTCCATCTCTATTATCAGGTTCTCGTTTTATTTGTCCATTAAATAATACATCTTCTAATACTAGATCATCGCCTGCGTTTGTAGATGAACCATCTGTTCCATCTAATAGAAATCTATCTGGTACATGACTAAATGCACCAAAGATAAACTTACCTATACTGTCCATTCTTGCACCTGCATAGACAAACCCTTGATTTATATTGGTTGTTCTAAAACTTGTTTCTCTATCGTCACCTGTTTGTATAGTAATATCTTGATTTAAAGTAACGTCTCTAGTGTTAGTAGTAAACGAAACGTCTCTTTCAATACCTAAAGCAGGACTTGCTCTTAATGATGTACCATCAGTTGTTGTACCTAATCGTCTACCTACCTTCTCACCAAAGATAATTCTAAATGCTTCTATAATCTCATCTTGTTCAATACCCGCTGTAATTGTTCTACCTGATTTTAATTTATTATCAAGTCTTGAAGCAATACTAACTTCACCTGCAACATAAAAACCTGCAGGATGAACAGAAGCCTTAAGATACTCTCTCCAGTCTGTAATGGATTCACCTACTTTTACAACATATGAATAATCTTGATAGTATAAACTATCTTGTATTTTTTTAGTTGTTTCAGAAACTTGACCTCTAACTCCAGTGTATGCACCGTCAGTTTCAATAACAGTTCCTGCAGTAGTTGACATACTTGCTTGATCAGCATTTCTTACTCTTGCTGTTTCAGTTGAACTTGCACCAGTAATTGTAACCTTATCATCAAAGGTACCTGTTGATCCTGTAACTGATAAAATATTTGTATCACCATCGAAACTTTCAATAGTTGCTGATACAGTATTAGTTGTTTCATCTTGTAATCTACTTTCAGTAGAACCATTGTGTGTAACAATAAGATAATCTACCTCATCTGAATTAATTAATTCTGTACCAACAAAACGTTCATTTGATTCAGACCTAATAAAACTAATTTGATTTCCTCTACGAACAGCAGGTTCTGCTTCATTTTCAAATTCTATTATACCTCTAGTATCATCTTCTAATTCTATTCCACCATCATTATCTTCTAATCTAAAAACAGAACTTCTAAAATCTTCTAACAATAAAGGAAAATCATTTTCAACAAAACTTTCTAATTGAATGTTGTCTTCATTTGTTGCAGACACAGTTTCACCTATAGTAAATGTTCCTGATAGTGTATCAACCTGCATGTGTAATTTAGGATTCAATGTTGGTCCTTGTTCATATCTAAAACCATGATCAAGAACTCTTACATCTAATACATTACCAACATTACTTGATACAGGAAATACAGTAGCACTTGAACCAGAACTTGAAGTTACACCAACAGTTGGTAGTGAAAGATAACCTCCACCTTTATTTGTAATTTTAATTTTTGTTATATCATTTGAACTTGAATTGGTTGCAGCTTCCATAACTAATTGTTCACTAATATTTTCTTCTAATGCAATAACACCATTTTCTAAACTATCTTGTTCTAAAGTAAATCCACCATTGACAACAGCAACCTCACCTGCAAGACCTGTACCATGAGTAGGGTTTGTAACAGTTAATGCGTCACCTACTGCATAACCTGACCCACCACTTTCAACAATAATACTTTCTATATCACCATATGATATATCTTCTATCTGTGGTGTTAAACCAACACCACCACTTTGATTATCAACAGGAACAGTTTCACCAACTGAATAATATCTTCCTCTATCTGTGGTATCTACAATAANATCATCAGCAACACTTTCAATATTACATGTAATCGTTACNTCTTCATNNTCATTGGCAGTACCAGTAAGTGTAGAAAAAGTTTGTTGTAAAATTTTATTACCATCTTCATCTATAATATCATCACCATCTGTTTCATCTATGATAGAATGACCTAAACTATTTTGAAAAGTTCCAGTAATAGAATTTTTATTTAATACTAATGTTGCAACATCTTTCTGTACAAGACCTAAAGTTGTTTTTGCTACAGTTGCAGATTCCACAACAGCACTCGCAAGATTAACAACGGTATTACCAGCAATATTTGCTTGTGTAATTTCTTGTCCAGTAAGTTTAGACATATCACCATTTGAGGGTGATACTAAAGTTACTTTTAAAATTTTTTGTGTTTCAAAATTACCATCTGAAATACGAAGCATATCCACAGTAGGATAATAAATGTCAGGTGTCTCATTAAACAATGCACGGAAAAATATCTCATGACCTTTCTTCGTACCTTTACGTTTATATAATGATAAAATATTTTTTGTAAGTTGTCTTTTATTTAAACCACTTGTTAAATCATTAGGTATGGTTTGTAAAAAACTATTTCTAAATTGTATAAAGAAATCATCTAAGGTATCATTCACATCAGCATACTCAAGGAGTTGTGATATAGTTTCGTTAGGGTTTGCCCTATACTTTGATATCACACCTTGAGCACCTGACGTGCCACCTGTAACTGTCTCTCCTGTTACAAACTTTGAATTTGCAGATATATATAATTTTAAATTGTCCGTATCTTCAGCAAGTATTGTTGCTGTTTCACCAGAGGTCTGTCCAGTAATAATTTCGTTTTTACTAAACTCACCTATTGAACCTTCTTCATCCAAAATATAATCATCAGCATTATTACCACTATCGTCTGTGGCATTTAATGAAAGAAAATTTATATTACTAGCAGTTGATGTTTCTAAAATTATTTGATCACTTGCTGTTACACTAGATAGTGTAATCTGAGCTGAATCTAAAAAACGATAATACTGTTTAACGAACTCAACCAGTAATGGATTGTTCGCTTGTATATGTTGCGGAAACTGCCTGCCTACTAGAGGACTTAATTTTTTTGTAAACTTTGCCATAGATTACGAAGCATAACTTGTTGCTGATGTATAACCAATACCTGATGTTGTTTCATATGTATCAGCAGATACAGTAACAGTTGTATTGGCTTCATCAATTTCTAAAACTTGATTTCTTACAGGTATAACATCCACTGAACTAGGTATAACAGTTAACCTAACAGCAGTTGATGTAGCACCATCTACGTTTGAAATGCTTGTGATGTTTAAAGAATTTATTGTAATCACACCAGTTGAATAATTGATTGTACCTTGAGAACTGTTTGAGTATGTTCTTGTGGTACCAACAAGATAATACAATCTTACATTACCTGCACCATCTTCATCTAAAAAATATTCGTTGGTAGCGTCACCACTAATTTTAAATCCTGATGATGTTAATACACCACCACCACTTGCATTATGTCCTGAATGTGGATTATATAAAGCATTATTGAAACCTATTGTATAAGTTGTAGAACCTGTTGTTACAGCTGTAAATGATTTGTGTAATTTAACAGTAGTAATATTTGATAGTATGGAATCATCAACTTTGTTTATTGTTTCAATAAATTTAGAATGTCTGAATATACTATCAAACTCTTGTAAATTGTTTACGTTAAAACTTGTTATTGCTGATGTAATTAATGCCTTAATGCTGTCAGTTGTTTTTGTAGTTGACTTTGCGTCATATTTAACATTTACATTTAATTGTGCTGATGTTGTTTCTGGATCTTCTATGATTGGAGTAATACTTGCTACATTAAATTCTTTTAATTGATTTATGATATCTGTTTTTTTTGCTTCAGTTAATGTTGCACCGGCAACAGGTTTAATTGAAATATAAACTCTACCATAAAAAGGTGTAGCATTATCTTCTCCTCCCCAAACGGAAACAGATTTTGCATTTGCATAAATTGATTTTACTCTACTCTTATAGTCGTTTGGTGTTACTGCTCTATTTTGTGCAGCATATTGTCTTGGTGCATTGAAACGAATACTATCTGGTGTTTCTGGTTGAGCACCGTTGGCAGAATTGGTAGCAGTAGATAAAGAAATATTAGTAAAGCCTCCAATGTTTCCTGACAAGCTAAATAAACTTGCACCATTACTTTCTTCAGCATTTGTAACAACATATGATAATGTCACAATGTTACCAGTTGATAACGCAGCACCAAGTATACCATCTCCAAACTTAATTTCATATTGTTGATCTTCAGCACCTTCAAGATAATAAACTTTAGATGTTGATGTAATATCTGCTAAGTCTGTTGATAATGTATATGTACTTGATGTAGTATCACTTGAACTATTTTGTACTGTAACTTTTAACGTGGTTGTATCTGCTAAATTATTTTTAATTAAAAATCTTTGATCAGCATTTGCTGTATCTGCGGTATAGGTATTGTTAACCAATGTTCCTTCGTAGATAGGTAAATTAGAAAAAGTATAAACACCGTCTGTTGGTGTAATTGTTGTAGCGTCTTTAACAATATAATTGTAAGTAACATTATCAACGGATGTTGTAAAAGTTGTTCCTCGAGCAGCAGTTAGTGTTGAACCTGTTGCATTATTAACTGTAATGTTTAAATATGCTACAGGTGCTGTTGCACTTCTTGGTGTGTATCCAACATGTTTGGCATGAGAGACAATACTGTTTCGTAAATCAGCACTATCTAAAAACATTTCATTAGCAAGAACGTTTGCATACACAGCATTGTAATGTGTATTGTATGCTAGAACATCTAACAAGGTTGCCATAGTTGAACCATCAAAATCGTAGTCTGTTAATTGATCTTGCTGTCGTAAAAAATTTTTTAAATTGCCTTTGATAGTATCAAAGTCTAAATCTGTGACTGATAATTTTTTTGCCATTATCTACTTCTTTCTAACATTGTGGTTATAGTAACTAATTCGCCGGGAACATTAACAACGTAAAAAGCAATTGTAACTTCATAGGCATTTTGATCTAACATTGCTTTTGCATTAACAGATACAAGTCTAGCACGAGGTTCAAAATTTTCTATACATTCTGCGATTGTTCTTTGTAATACATTAGCGATAATAGGATTCATAGGTTCAAACAACATTGCCGTCACACTAGAACCTATTTCAGGATGAAAAGGTCTCTCATAATGATTTGTCAATATGAGATTTTTTACAGATTGTTTTACTGCGTCAACATCTTTTTTGATGATTACATCTTTAGTTGCTGCATTCCTTTCAAAAGATAATGCGATATCTTTATATAAACGTACTGATCTATTACTTGCGTTAGTACGAGAAGCGTCTGAGTATCCTGATTGAATTATTGCCATGTTAACTATTTATCAAGTTACCCTGCAAAAACATTAGAAGAACCTGAGGCTGATGAATTAGGTACCCAAGACCCATGACCACCAGTTCCGTCACCTTTTCTATGTACACCTATACCATTTACAAATACAGTAGATGAACCACCTGTTGCAGGATCACCACATGATGTAGTGTCACCTATACGAACAGTTTTAGCACCATTTGTAAAAACGTCTGGTGAACCAGTAGCATATGCTGTTTGATGAAAAGGATTAGGAGTAGGACTTGCATGACCTACATGACTATCTAATCCAACTCTAGTAACAGCAGGCATTACCCTTGTCCTACACTTCTTTTGTGTTGTCTTCTCTTATGTTTATTCTTAGGTCTTGATCTAGAACTATCTCCAATAGACGTTCTTTTCTTTGGACCTCTAGCATATGATACTATATTAATACCCTTAGCCATTATACATCATGCTCACAATTTGCACATTCACATGATTGACAAGAACCACCACTTGAACAATGACAGCCGTGTCCACAATTTTTACATGTTCCCATTTACTTTTCCTTTTTTTTAGTAGTCTTCTTTTTTTTCTTGACTACTTTTTTCTTAGTTGTTTTCTTTTTTATTGTCTTATTGGGTCCAGCAGGATAATGTGTGTTTAACCCTTTACCCCAATTCTCCCATAATTTACTTAAAAATCCCATAAAATCTCCATCTCATATGCGAACAAACCCAGAACATAGTTGGTCAAGATTGTCGCACCCTTGTTAAACCATTGAAAAATAACACTTTTAATTTTCAATTAATACCAAATAAACCTTGACTTTCAAGAGTTATCCGTGTATTATATATTTATATTAACAAAAAGGAAACATTATGAATATAACTAAACTTGAAAATAACATGACTAAACAAAACCTTTATGAGACTTATAAGTCTCTTAATTCTACTAACGAAAGATTAGAGTTTATCTCTATCATGAAAAACTGTTACTCTAAAGTCTTTGACATCAACTGGTCTAGTGTTGAAGAATTAGTGATGAACGAAGCCTAACCCTAAACGAAAGAACTATATTATGAAATACAAATTAAATCAACAAACTTTTATTATAATCTTATTATTAATATTAGTATTACAAGGTTTTAATCAATAATCGAAAGGACTATATTATGAAACTACAATTTAATAACTTAACTGATATACTAGACTGGATTAAGAATCCAGAACATAAGGAACATTTGTTTCTTTTAGAGACAGCGATTAATGCTGCGAAAGGATCTACTAAAGGTCAATTCAAAGTTGGCGATCATGTCATCTTTGGTAGAGCCAATGGTCGTAAGAGACCTGGTGTTATCGTCAAAACCAATCCTGCGAGAGCAGTTATTAAAGACACTAACCTTGGTGGTCAATGGCGTGTACCTTACTCTTTGATGGAGGCTGCGTAATGAGTAGCCATTATTGTATGGTGTCTATCCAAGATTCTGATAGACCAAAGATTTTAGAAATACAAGGTGTTACTTGGTTTGAAACACAAGAGTTAGCATATCAGTATTATATGTTTTTAAAACCTGAACTAAGGGATGAATATGTTTATCCTGTTCAGGAACTTGATTTACCTTCTTTTGAAAATGTAAAATCCGAAGATGTACAAATCGCAAAATATAAAACAAGACTACTCAGCAATGCACCTGAACCAGGTGTAACTGTATATAATCAAGGAGGATTACAATGATAATTAAAGTTGGTGACGTTGTTGAAGTAAGACGTAGTGGTGCTCTTAGAGACGGTAAGATTGATAACATACAAATCAATGTTACTGACGATTGCGAAGCGTCCGTTATGCAAGTTGATACAAATAAAATTTCAGAAGGTACAATTACCTATGAAGACATTACATTTGAAAATGGTCAAGGCAATATGCATTGGGCATATTTCAATCAGATCATCTGTTAGAAAAAATTATTAAATGTAAGTTGAAGTACGATAAACTTGCATT